TGGGCCACGCACCACGGGCAAAAATCGCAAATCACTTTGCCGAATCCGTCAGGAAGGCTACGGGCTGGCGCTGCCGGCGATCGCATCGCGGTTAAACCGCAGTTGAAAACTATTATTAACGGGCGCTATCAACTATGACCGATCAACCGACCAGGGTAACGCAGAAGCAGTTAGCCGCCGCGCTGAAACTATCAAAGGGTTATGTCGCGAAGTTAGCGCAGGAAGGTATGCCGAATACCAGCGTAGCGGCAGCCGAAGCCTGGCGCGCTGAACGGGCCGCAGGCCGAACGAAGCCCGCGCCGATCCCTGCAGCGCGGCCTGCCAATATCGAAAGCCTTACCGATAACAGCCTGGGCGGCGCGCTGGAACAGCACCGGCGGCTTGTGCAGCGGGCGCGCGATGTTTACCTGGCTGCAATCGAAGAAGGGAATAACAATCAGGCGCGCCTGCAGACCGCCTATAACCAATCGCTGAAAACCCTGATCGCCCTGGAAGAAGAAGAAAAGCGGCGCGCCCTGGAAGCGCGGCAATACATCAAACTTTCAGAAGCCGAATCCATTATCGCGGATTGGACTGCTAAGGTAGTTTCGCGCCTGGATAAGTTGCCGCTGGACTGCGCCGAAGCCTGCAACGGGGACAGGCCAGAAACCGCTATCAAGGTTCTGGAGAAATGGACGCGGCAGATCAGGGAGGAACTTGCCCGTTAACTTTATGAACGAACGAATGATTCCATTAAAGATCGCCGACCAGGCGGTTGCCGCCTGCAACAAAGAAATTGATTCCCTTCGCGCTGAACTTGTCCTGCTGCGAAGCGCCAGCGTCAGGCTATACGAACTGTTTGACGAAGCGCAGGCAGAAGCAGACAGGCTGCGCGCCGCCGGCGATGCGATGGCTGCCCGATTGATTTACCAGGGATATCCCGAAACTGTCCAGGCCTGGGAAGCCGCGAAGAAACTATGAGCCAGAAACTAATCAAGTTCGTTGCCTGCGGGGACAATCACGGCGATCACGGGGACGCGGAAAGTATAGCCGCCCTGCTGGCCTACTGCGATGCCTATAAGCCCGATCTTAAGATTCACTTAGGGGACTGCTTCGACCTGCGCGCGCTCAGGCAAGGCATTGGTTCGGGCGATGCCGAAAGCGGCGAAAGCCTGGCTGCCGATCTGGAAAGCGGCATTCAATTTCTTCGCGCATATAAGCCCGATGTTTATTTGTGGGGAAACCACGAACACAGGTTAGATCGCCTGATCAGTTCAAGTTCAAGCGCGCTGATTCGCGACTACTGCCAGGATATTAAAGACCGCATCAACCGCGAAGCCCGCCAGGCCGGCGCGAAGAAAATCCTTCCCTACCATTATGCGCGCGGCGTGTTTCGCTTAGGGCCGGTAGCGCTGGCACACGGCTACGCCCACGGGCAGCGGGCGGTCGAACAGCAGGGCCAGCATTACGCCCAGGCCGGCGGCGCTTTCGTTTGCGGGCATATTCACCGGCTGGAATCCGTAGCGCTGCAACGCGACAAAGGCGGGCAGGCTTTCAGCGCGGGCTGCCTATGCGACAAAGAACCCGCCTATGCGACAGCCAGGCTAGGAACTAGCCGGTGGGGTAGCGGCTGGGTTGCCGGCTGGGTGCAGGGAAACGATTGGAAGATTTGGCTATGTCATAAGGTCGGCGATCGCTGGTTCTTTCAAACTGACATCCAACTATGGCAACCGAAACGCAAATGAGGAACAGCCTGACGCTACTCCTTGCGGCGCTTAAAGGTAGGGATCACAAGCCGCCAGGCTGGTTCGACCTGCACGAACTGCGGCGCATCTATCGGCTGCTTACCTTGAACGCAGCCAGCAACCTAGCGAAGCGGTTGTTCGATCGCGGCTATATGGAACGCCAGGTTATCCATACGCTGCACGATAACGGCAAACACGGGATGGCCTACATCTACCGCCCCCATCGGCGCTTTACCGATCCGCTGGTTGCGCGCCAGGCTATGCAGTCAGAAGGCATCGACCGAATCCCGAAGGGTTGGGTTTCAATGCGCGACTATGCCAACCGCGCAGGCCTGACTGTCCAGGCGGTTCATCTTATGGCGCAGCGGCATAAACTTAAACCGCGAATGTTCCGAATCGCCGCGAACATCGGCTGCACAAAGCCAGCGCAGCATTTCAGAAAGGCCGACCTGGACAGGCTGCATAAGCCGCGCCGCCGATGATTACCGATCAGCAGGCCGCTATCCTGGCTGCCGCCCAGGCGGTCGTTAGGCCGAACTATTCCGGCGATCCCGTAGAATGGGCCGAAGCGAATATCTTAGAAGTTCCCGATTCGCCGGTTCGCGGGCGGCTGTCCCTGGCGCGAACTCCCTGGCTGGCTGAAGCGCTTAGAATCCTTTGCGATCCTGAGACTAAGACCGCAGTAATTCTGGCGGCTACTCAGTCGGGCAAATCCCTGCTGCAGCGCGTCTATATGGCCTGGCAGATCGTCAACGCGCCAGGGCCGATGATGACCCTGCAGGCTAACGACCCTGAGGCTAAGGATTTCTTTCTGCGCTATGTTCGCCCGCTTTGGAAACAATGCCCGCCGGTGCAGGCTTTGCTATCCGATGGGGACAACGATAAATCTACGACCGCTGATTTTAAGAACGGGGTAACTGTTTACTGTCGCGGAATCTGGAATGAGAACAACCTGCAGCGCCTTTCGCTGCGAACTGTTATAGTCGATGAAGCCTGGCTTGCGCCGCGCGGGCATTTGGCAGAAGCGGCTGCGCGCCTGCAGGCTTTCAGTTGGCTAGGCCGCGCAATCTATATGGGCCAGGGCGGGCGAACGGGCGATGAGTTCAGCGCGCTTTATCAGGCATCAGATCAACGCGAATGGCATATGGCCTGCCCGTCCTGCGGGCATTTGCAACCCTGGCGCTGGGAGTTCGTCAGGTATCCAGAAGATGCGAAGGTTAACGGAATCTGGGATTTGAATAAGGTCGAAGCCGGCACAACTTACGAATGCTGCAACTGCCGCGTTCGGCTTAAGGACAGCCCAGGCGTTCGGGCCGAAGCGAACGATCCGAAGCGCGGCGCTGGATTCAAGGCAACGAACCAGGGCGCGACCTGGGGAACTGTCGGGCTGCATTGGAACTGCCTGATTAATTCTTCGTTTGGAAAGGAGGGCGCGAAGATGCTAAAAGCGAAGGAAGCCTTCGATGCCTACGGGGACGAAGAACCCCGCAGAATCTGGAAGCAAAAGCGTTTAGCGCAGCCCTGGTCGGAGGAAGGCGGCACGATGGCGGCGCTAGTCGAAGCCGGCGATTATGGCCTGGCTGACACCTGGCAGAACGAAGCCTGGATTACTCCAACCGCGAAGATCACCGATAGCAGCCTGGGAATCCCTGAACATTCCGTTCCGTTCCGCAGCCTGGCTATCGATTGTCAACGCGGCTACTTCTGGGCTGAAGTTCGCAGTTGGGCCAGGAACGGCAGCAGCCGGCTACGCTGGTTCGGCAGGATCGAAACCTGGACGGGCCTGGATGATCTGGCAAAAGCCCATCAGGTTTCGCGCGCCCTGGTAGGGGTCGATAGCGGGGACAATACCCAGGAAGTTTACGCGCAAACTGCGAAGCGCGGATGGAAGGCGCTACGCGGTTCGGGCCAGAATGATTTCGCGGTTGCCGATGGTCAGGGTAAAACTACCCGCAGATTCTATTCCGATAAGCAAAGGATTATTGTCCCTGGTCTGAGGGAGCGCGCGGAACTCATCGTTTATAGCAATCTGGCTGCTAAGGATTTCCTGGCGGGCCTGCGCAATCGCCGGCTGCACACATACGCGCGCGATGTTTCCGAAGAATATGTAAAACAGTTAACCAGCGAAGTCAGGATCACCGACAGCCGCAGCGGTAAGCCTATCTGGATTCTTCCCGAATCAAACCGCCAGATCGGAAACCACGCCTTCGACTGCGCGCTTATGGGGCTTGTCCTGGCGGTTCGCTGGGGAGTGATCGGACGCGAAGCAACCGAAACGCCGGACGCGATCGCGGCGCAGCCTGCCGTTGACAATGGGAACAGTTGACGCACAACGCAAAGGTAACGGCTGCTGGTTTAGTTTCTGGGCGCTGGTCGATCGCCTGGGTTGTGGGCTGGGCCAGCAGCCGCCCAATTATTTGACCTGAGCCGCAATCGTATGGCAATCAGCGGCGTATTCATCGGGCTAACTGAAGCGGAACTATTGGCAATCAAAGCAAAGGCTTTGGCTGAAGTTACCAGCGGCGTAGTTATGACGAACTACTCTGACAGCGGCAGTTCGGTCGGGAAGCAGGTAACTATGCCGGCGCGCGATCGTCTCTCAGAAGCGATGTATGCCCTGCAACTTCTTAACCCTGGGGTTTATGGACAGCCGCAAGCGCGCGTCATCCGAACCGATTGGACTAACTACCAGGACTAAACTTTATGCCTAAGAAATCCGTAGCGAAGAACCTGAAGCCTGCCGCTGCCCAGCAGCCGCTTAAGCCGCAGGCTGCCGGCAGCCAATCGTTCAATTCGGTTGGATTCAGTTCCAACCGCGCCACGATCTACGGGCAGGCCGCCGATTTCTCGGTTGATTACCAGCCAAGCGATCGGCTGGAAATGATTAAGCGGATTCGTTACGGCGAAAGGAACTTCGGCCTGGTGCGCCAGGTGTTCAACGATTACACGCTTTACTGTATCGGGGACGGAATCACGCCGCAAAGCGGCGCAGCCGAAGCCGATGTTGGCGCGGCTTATGAAGCCTGGTTTAAAGCCTGGGCTGCCGAAGCCTCCGTTTGCGGGCGCTTTTCGTTCTACGATATTCAGCGGATCACCCTGCGCGCCGCGCTGCGCGATGGGGACTGCTTCGTTATCCTGGCAATCGATGAAGGCCGCCCGCGCCTGCAGGTTGTCGAAGCGCATCGGGTAGGCAACCCGATCGGCAAGCCCGTTCCTGCCGGAATGGCAGACGGCGTTCAGTTCGATAGCAAGGGCCGCCTGGTCGGATATAATATTATTCAGGGCGATAATAGCAGCGCGTTCTATCCTGCTGCTTCGGTCTGCCATATCGCAGAAATGGATTGGGCCAGCGGATCGCGCGGGCTTCCCATCCTACAACATTCCTGGTCGGATATCCAGACGGAGGACGAACTCCTGCGCCTCGAAATGCTCGCAGTCCGTAATGACGCGGACGTTACAAGGGTGTTGCACAAAAACGGCGGATTCATTCCCCAGGATATGAAAGCCGAACTAGAAGGCAGCGGCAGCGCGAACCTTGAATCTGTCGCGTCCAGGATGGGCGGCAAACTGCTGGCTTTAGAACCCGGCGAAAGCCTAAGTTCGCTGGCATCAAACCGCCCTTCGCCTGTGTTCGCCGGATTCCTTAAATCTGTCCAGGCCGATATTCTTCGCGGAACTTTGCCTTATGAGTTTGTCGGCGATCCTTCTGCGATTTCGGGCAGCGGCGTTCGTTTGATTACCGCGAAGGCCGACCGCGTATTTAGCCGCTGGCAATCGGTAGCGATTGATAAACTATGCCAAAAGGTTTGGGGCTTCTGTATGGGGTGGGCCGTTTCCCAGGGCGAAGTTCCCGAAGGAGATTGGTCGAATGTTTCCTGGACTACTCCCAAGCGCCTGACTGTTGACGCGGGCCGCGAAGCCGCGAACGATCGCGCCGATGTAGAACTCGGTTTGTTGAGTATGTCAGAACTCTACGCGCAGCGCGGCCTGGATATGCGCAGCGAAATGGTTAAGCGCGCGAAAGATTTTAAGTTCATCTTTGAATTGGCGAAGGCCGAAGGAATCCCTACCTGGACGCTATACAAGCCCGGCTTTAATTGGCTGCAGGAAGGCGAAGGCAAGCCGACAGCCGCCGAAGTCGCGATGGAAGGAATCAACCCTGCGCAGCCTACCGATCAGCCCGCCGCCTAACTTTATGCGTTCCCTTATCAAAGCGATTAATTCAGGCCGCCCGTTCCTGGTAGATTACTCTATCGCGGAAAGCCATATTGAAGCCGTAAAGAAACACGGGCTTACGGATATCCTGGCGCAGTTCTTCGGCCCTTCGCCGAAGCCTTACCAGGTCGGCGCTACCTATGTCATTCCGATTGTCGGGATGATCGGGCGCAGCCTTTCCCCTATCGAGCGCCTGGGCGCTACCGATGTTGACCAGGTTAACGATTGGATAGACGAAGCCGTTGCCGCCAATCCGGCGCGCATTGTTTTCGATATCAATTCTGACGGCGGCACGACCGAAGGGGTCGAAGAACTAGCCGATAAGATTCGCGGCCTGGGCATTGAAACGATCGCCTATTCTTCTGGTTCTATGAACAGCGCGGCCTATTGGATCGCCTCGGCTAGTAATCGACTAGTGGTCGCGCCTAGCGCGTCCGTAGGTTCGATCGGCGTATATCTGGCCTATATGGATCAAAGCGCCGCCGCCGCCGCCGCCGGCATCAAGCCCGTTGTGATTAGCAGCGGCCCGCTTAAAGGGATGGGAATCCCTGGGCTGTCCCTGACCGAAGAACAGGCCGCCTATCTTCAGGCCGAAGTCAACGCGATTGCCGCCGATTTCAAGGCTGCCGTTCGCCTTAAGCGCAGCCTGGTTAAAGATGAGGATATGCAGGGCCAATCGATGCAGGGTAAAGTCGCGATCGCTAAAGGCCTGGCTACCGGCAGCGCGCCGACCCTTAAGGCGCTGCTGGCTTCCCTGGAAGCCGGCGTTCCCCAGGTTGCCGCGCAGCCGCAGGCCGCGAAGCGCAGGGTTTAATTTGACCGAACCCGCAAAGTTATGGCTTCCATCGAAGAACAGTTCCTTAAGGCCCAGGCCGAACTTACCGCTGCTATCGCCGAACGATGCGACCTGCAGGCCAACTTTGAAAAGTTGGTTGCCGATAATGATACCGCCCTGGCTGCCGTTAAGGCTGAAGCCGAAGCCGCTAACCTTGCGCTGACCGAAGCCAAGGCCGCGCTTACCGCCCTTGAATCCGATAAGGCCGAACTGATTAAGCAGATCGAAGCCGCGATGCAGGGCCAGGTTAGCGCCAGCAAAGAAGCCGCGAAGATCGCCGCTTCTGTCGGCTGCAAGCCCGCCGCCCTTTCGCCGGCTGACGAAGGCAAGGCCGACACGCAGGCCAGCGCCGAAGAAATCCGAAAGGCTTTCCTCGGTATGAAGCCCGGCCCTGATAAGTCCGCTTTCTTCGCCGCGCATCGCGCGATCCTGACGGCTACGCGCTGATTCCCTTTCCCTCCCTAACTCTCCCTAATCCCTAACTACTATGTCCAACACGATTGCGGCTTCGCCCAATGTCCTTGCTGAACAGGTGCTTGCCGGCCTCCGTGGCCGCCTTGCCATCCTTTCGGCTGTCTCTACTAACCTGACCCCGACCGCCACCGGTAAGACGATGCAGGTTTCGCTCGTCTCTGGCGGCGCTGCTAAGGAATACTCCAAGGCTAACGGCGGCTATCACGAAGCCGATGATGCCAACCTCTCGGCTGCTACTGTTACCCTTAAACACCTGCATTCGACTAAGGCTTTTTCGCCTGACGAAATCAGCGAATACGGCGAAGCCTATATGGTCAACGCCTTCGTTCCTGAAGCGATCAACGCCCTGGTTAAGAAGGTTCACGCCGAAATGGGCGCGCTCATCCTGAACGCCAACTATTCCGCTAACGAAGTTATCACCGCTGCTAACTTCAACTACGCCCAGGTTGTCGATCTGAACACCGACCTGAACGATGCTAAGGCCGGCGATCCTCGTTCCCTTATCCTCTCTGGTGCTTACGCTGGCGCTATCCGCAAGGATGCCACCCTTACCAGCGGTTCGTTCAACGGCGCTGGCGCTGCTGGCCCGCTGGTTTCTACCGGCGTTCTCGGTCAGGTTGTCGGCTTCAATATCTACGAGTTCACCGATCTGCCGGCTAACTCCGAAAACCTCGGCGGCTTCGCGATGGGCGCTGATGCGATCGTTGCCGGCTTCTCCCTCCCGAACGCTTCGATGTTCCCCGGCGAAGTCTCCCAGGCCGCTGACGCTTCGGGCCTCTCCGTCCAGGTTCTCAAGTCTCAGGGAACGGATGGTATCGTTCGCTTTACGGCGAGCATTCGCGCCGGCTTCGGTGTCGGTCGCGCTACCAGCCTTAAGCGCATCAAGACCGCCTAAGCGGTTCTGCTGCCTGCCTTCGAAGGCCCGCCCTAACCGGCGGGCCTTTTTGTTTGCCGCGATCCTGGCGGCTTGGGCGGGCTAGGGTAGGGATAGGCATAGGCAGGCCGGCAAACGGGCCGCTACGGGCAAGCCAGGCAGCAAAGCCAGGGCAGCCTGCGGGCTGGGCTGGTCGTTTGTCCCTGGCTGCAATTGTATGGATAGCGCCCTATCAGCCGCTTGGCTTGCCGATGCCCAGGCAATCGTTCAGGAAATCGGGCAAACTGTTACGATCAACGGAACGGAATACCTGGCTGCGGTCGGCGAACCTACCCTAACCCAATCGTTCGCAGCCGGCGGCCTGTCGGATACGATCAGCGTAGTTATCAAAGTCCCCGCCACTAGCGCGGCCCTGGCTGCGAAGGCGCATATGCAGATCGGGCGAACCCTAACCTTTGACGGGCGCAGCCTGCGCGTTGTCGGCTTTAGTCATAAGCCTGGAACTGCCTGGCTGCAGATGACTACCCAGGACGCTGACCAATTCCGATGAGCAAAAGCCCGTTAATGGCAGGGCAGGGAAGGGTTTATGTAGAGTTCGACCGGCAGGCCCAGGATTTGCTTTCTGCTCAGTTCGCCGATTACGCGAAGTTTACGGGCCAGGCGCTAGTTGATTTGGTCAAAGAAGAAGCCGCGCTTACCTGCCGCGAAGCGATGGTTTACTCGCCGCCGATTGACGGGGAAGGCGGCGGGCAGGGTGATAAGAAGATTGCCGAAACCTGGGGTAACGCTGCGGTCGCGCGCGATGTCGAAGCGGTCATTATGCCCGATAGCAAAAGCCTGGCTGCTGCCGTCAGTCCGGCAACGGGCAGCGGCAACAAGTTCGCGAAATGGAAGCAAGGCAAGCGCCCGAAGGCTGGGGTTCTGCAGAAGATTTATGACGATCAGGATTTCGCCCGATCCTATAGCAAGGCCCGAAACCTTTTCATCTATCGCGCTTATAACCTGGTCGGCCCTGGCGGCATCAAGGAAGAACACGATCGCGAACGCCGGTTCTATCGCGGGCGCATCAGGCGCAACAACGGGCCTTCTACCAAAGCCAACCCAGGCAGCCAGAAGATCGCGCCAGAATCCGCTATCAAACAATACATCAAGACCAGGCAGCGCAGGGTCGGCTTTATGAAGGCCGGCTGGTTTGCGGCTATCAACAAACTAGGCGCGCCTAAGATCAACGGGGTTAGAAAGAACTTCGGGGTTAAGGCGCTGCCCGCCTGGATCAAGCGCCACGCATCTAACTACGGGCAAGTTAGCATTGTCGGCGCTGAACTTGCCGCAGCCGGAACTCTCTCCCCTGGGGATAAGCGCCTGAACATTATCGTTAAGAACGATATCGGCAACATCTTCGGCGCTGCTACCCGCGCGGCTACGGCAGCAAAAGTTCTATTCGTTCGCGCCGGCAAACTTTCCGCGCGCGTTGGGCATTTCCAGAAGATTGCCGCCGACCGATTTAACTCAGGCCAAAAGCAGGCCTAACTTTATGGGAACTAAATCTATCCTGGATATCATCGAAACCGCCCTGGTCGCGAACCTGCAGGGCGAAGCCGACCTGACTGCCTACCAGATCAGGGCAGCCGCGCAGGCCGACAAGATCGACCAGCCGGATAATATCATCGTAGCCTGCGAATCAGCCGGCGCGCCGCCTGGGCTGGCCCAGGGATTAGGCAACTACCTTTGCCGCGTCAGCGTTGGCATCTTTACGCAGATCGACAGCGGCAGCCTTTCGGCGCATCGAACCGCCTGCCAGAATGTCCAGGGCCGCCTAGAGAATCAGGCCGGCGTTAAGGCTTCGTTCGCTGCGATCGGGGACGCGGCTGTTTATTACATCGATGTTCAAAGCATAGACGAAGGGCGCGGCGATCGGGCCTTTATGACCACCCTTAACTTTGAACTTCTGGTTGTCCTGGCTGCCGTTTGACTAAGCCCGCAATTATAACAACTAACTTCTATGGCTACTGTAACCAAGGGAACTGCCCACATCCACGGCATTAACGGCACTATTACCGGCCTTACTGTGCAGTCCTATACTGTCAGCAAATCCTTTGCCAATTCGGATGAAGTTACGAACGCGGTCGGCGTTGTGATCGGCGTTAAGATGTATGACGAACGCACGACCCTGCAGGTCGAAGGCCTCGTTCCGACTACCTACTCTGCCAGCATCGGGGATGCGCTTTCGTTCACCGGCAACGGCATCGCCTTTTCGGGCTTTATCCAGACGATCGAAGAACGCGGCGAAGCGAAAGGTTATATGCGCATTAGCGTTAGCGCGATCGACTACGAAGGTATTGCCTAAGCGCAGCCAGGCGCTAAGGTCGGTTTATGGCTGACCGAAGATTTCTGAACGCGCACCTGATAGCGGCCCGAACGAATGTTCTGGGCCGCATTCTTTTACCCTTCTGCATCAAACACCGGGTTTGGCTGCAGGGCATCGATTCCCCGTTTCTGGAAACCGATAAGGAGATTACGCCGGCTGATCTGATTATCGGCCTGAAGGTATGCGCCGAAGAACCTTTCGGTAAGCCGACCTGGGCCGACCGCTGGCTTATGCTGCGGCTTACCCTGGATCGTAAACTATTCGCCCAGGGCTGCCGCGCCTTTGTCGCGCATATCGATACGCATAAGGATTGGCCTAAGTTCTACGAAAAGAAGGACAGCCAGCGCGGCGGCGAAGGAACTGTTCCCTGGCAGTTGTCGGTTGTCGCGGCCCTATGCAAAAATGGGATCAGTTATTCTGAGGCTATGCAGATGCCCGAAGCGAAGGCGATCTGGCTGGCTGCGGTTTTCTCAATCCAGGGCGGCGCTAAGATGGATATCCTTTCAACGGATGACGAAGAACTGATCGCCAGCCTGGACAAACCCGAAGCGGTTGACGGCCCGGCAACTGTAGGGGAAAGCCCGAATCAAAATGAGCAATAGCCTAGAGTTCTCAATCAACGCGAAGGATAACACTTCGAAAGTTGTCGATACTGTTAACAAGAAAATTAACAGTTTCGGCAGCGATCTGGCGAAGATGGCCCTAGGCGTGGCTGGCCCGATGGCGCTTGTCCAGGCTGGCATCAGCGCGATCGGTAACGCGATTGAGGAATATAAACAGAAGGTAGCCGAAGCGATTAAGTTCGGCGCAGAACTTCCCAACCAGGCAAAGGCGCTGAACATCAGCGTAGAAGAATATCAGCGGCTAGGCGGCGCAGCCGAAGCGGCTGGGGTTGGTATCGATCAGGTAGCGCAGGCCTATGTCGAAGTTCGTAAAGCGATCGATGCCGCTAAAGACCCTACCAGCAGCCAGGCTGCCGCGCTGCAGGCGTTAGGCTTCGCTGCCGCCGATATCGCCAGCGGCGCTATTAAGCCTATCGAAGTTATCGAGCGCCTGGGCCGCGCGATGTCAACGGGC